TACTTTTTACCAGTACACCAACCAAAGATGTTTGAGCTTTACAAAGAAGCAGACAAGTTAAAGGAAGAGAAGGTAAGTTAATTATGACAAAGTTATCAGAAGGACAATTAGACAGGAACGAAGGATTCGATGGGTTAATGAGAATCTTTAGGTCACTAGAAATAAATCATACTGACTGGATATTGACCGAAACAAAAAAAGAACGTGGCGGCTTTGAATTTGTTTTACCCAGCGCACAAGGAGAGATATATCTTAACTGGGGAGATTTATACAATGTCAAAGTTACTTTTGTACAAAGTAAGAATACATTTGATGAAACATGTTTTGTTGGAGATGTAGAACAGATTATAAAATCTTTAGAAGAGCAAAGACTAAAAGTTGTTAGCGGCTTACGTGAAATGCTTTTTGAAACTTTTAAAGAACAAGAATAAACCTAATAAATAATTTGCATATATATCACAAAGTGATACAATAATATTGTATGAAAAAAAGGATGGTTAAAAAAATGGTTAGTAAAGAACTAATTGTAAAAGCTAAAAAACAATTTTCGTTAGACAATGAAAAAAAGTTTGATGAAATGTTACTAAATGGAAAAACGCTAGAAAATGCGTTGCAAACTACAGCAAAAGATTTTTATGCTGGTTATAACATTACTAAATGGGTAAAGGAGAATCAATAATGTCAGATTACGAAATACCAAGAGCGCCAAGAATTAGTAGGTTCGCTAAAGGCAGAACTTATACTATTGAAGGCATAGAAGAAAACATGAAAGCACCGCAAGAATCTTATTTATTTGCTTTAGTGGACATGTTAAAAAAACTAGAATCTAACGTAGAAGCTTATTACGCGGGTAGAGGATGGAGAGAACCTACAGATGCTAAACGCGGAGTTACTTTTGGCGAGAAGTGGGATAAAGTTTGGGTCATGCGTAATGGCGAGAGAGCAAGAATTATTTGTTTTATTGATGCTGATACAGGCGAGATTTACAAACCAGCTGGTGTAAACAAACCTTATCCAAAAGTAAGAGCAGATATATTTGAGCCAGAATCTTATGAGTATGCAGACCCGCATGGCGGATGGTTATATGCAGACTTTAAAGCTGACAAACCAAGAAGGTACAATTATGACATGAGTACCAAAGAATATATTGACAAAGGTCAATACGAGTTGAAAAACTAATGATTATTTCGTGCTTAATAGGAATTGCGGCAATCACGCCGCAATTTTTATCTGACTATCAAGATTGTAAATGGTATCAAGAAGCAGCATATCACACACAAGAATATCATCACGCGTTTGAACTATATCTTAAAGAAGAAGATTATTTATGGGCTATTGCAACAACCTTCTGCGAATCTTCTGGAAATCAATATGCAGTATCTTCTGCTAACGCTAAAGGAATCTGGCAATATCTTAAAAAAACTGAAAAATGGATTGAATCAAAAGTTGGAGAAAATCTAAATCCATTTAATCCTTACGATGCAACCTATATGACTTCATGGTTATTACGTAATGACAAAAATCCTAAAAGACATTGGAACGAATCCAAACATTGTTGGAATAAAAACATACCCAAAAACTCATATACTTTACACTATTAGGTCTAATATATAGCAGTAAGCACTACATCGACAGGTTCGATGTACTTAGACAACTAACAGGAGTAGTGATAATGTCAGAAAATGAGCAAGCTGAACAAGTGCAAGAAGATACCCAAGTAGATAGCGCAGCTGAAAACGTAGATGTTGAAGTTGCAGTTACATCTGATGAAGCGGTAGTCGATGGCGACAATTCTTCTAATGATGAACTTGATAAGCGAATACAGAGGGCGAACAAAGAAGCTGCAAAGTTTAGAGTTGAGAAAAAAGAAACTGAAGAGAAGTATGACTCTTTAATTCAGAATCTAGGAAAAGCTTTAGGTTTTGTAGAAGAAGATAATGCTAACAACGCAGAAGCTTTAGCGGAAAAAGTGGAGAAGCTGCAAAGTGAAAACACTAGCTTAAAGTTAATGCAAGCATTTGGCAACGTTGTTAAGACTGAAGGCGCAGATGAAGAGCTAACATGGTCTTACTTGATGGCTAAAGGTCAGTTATCAGAACTAGATGTAGATGATACAGAACTTAGTTCTAAATTAGCTGAACTTGTAAAAGTAGCAATTGAAAGTAAACCAGCATTAGCAGCATCTGAAGCTTCCACTTCAGTTGCAAAAAGTGGTTCGGATATGAGTACAAGTTCTCAACCACTTGATACAGAATCAAGGATTAGACAACTTGAAGCTGATAAGAAAATGAAGGAAGCAAGGGCATTAAAAACCCAAAGACTTTTAGAGCTTACAAAAGAGCAATAAAAGATAAGTATTAATTTAACAAGTTGATTAGAAGGAGATAACCAGAAATGGCAGGAATCACAGGACAAGGTACAACTTTTAATCTTCCAAATTACGTGGGAGATTTATTTGAGTTGACACCTTCAGACACACCATTTTTGTCGCTAATCGGTGGATTAAGTGGTGGCGAAAGCACTACTTCTCCAACCTTCCAATGGCAAGCTTATGATTTGAGAAGCGCAGGGCAAAACGTAGCACTTGAAGGCGCATCAGCACCAACTGCTGAAGCAAGAGTAAGAGCTAACTATTACAACATCTGCCAAATTCATCAAGAAGTGATTGAAGTAAGTTATTCAAAACTTGCAGCTATTGGCGCATTTAGTGGCGAAAATATACAAGGAGATAATCCAGTAACAAACGAAATGGATTTTCAAGTAGAGCAAATGCTAAAGCAAATCGCAAGAGATGCAGAGTATTCATTCTTACAAGGAACATTCGTAGACCCATCAGACAATACAACTGAAAGAAAAACCAGAGGTATTTTAGAAGCTGCTGGAAACATCAAATATAACGATGATGCAGGAGATGGTACTGGTACAGACCAAGCATTAACCGAAGATGCAGTCTTAGACTTAATGCAAGCAATATGGGAAGATGGCGGAATCGCAGTTTCAGAAACCGCAACACTCATGGCTAACGCTAACGTGAAAAGACAATTAACAGATATTTTTGTTACTGACAAAAACTATCGTGAAGAGTCAAGAAACGTTGCAGGAGTAAACGTAACAACAATAGAAACTGATTTTGGTAAAGTTAACGTTCTTTTGAACAGACACATGCCAACAACCGAATTAATGGTAGTTTCTGCTGAACTATGTTCTCCAGTATTCATGAACGTTCCAGATAAGGGATTCTTATTTGTTGAGCCACTTGCAAAAGATGGCGCTTCAGAGAAGTTCCAAATCTATGGAGAAATTGGATTGAAATATGGAAATCCAAACGCACATGGAAAAATTACAGATATTGCTGCGGTCTAAGTAGTAATAATTTATAAGTTAAGACCATCCATTAAATTGGGTGGTCTTTTCTTTTTATGGGTTATAATCACAACATGGATTTTATAGATGATAAAGGTATCATTCATAAAGGTTTTAATGTCAAACAAGCTTTAAAGTTTGGATGGAAACCAATAAGTGATGCTGACAAAATAGAAGTAAAAGAAGAAGTTTCAGTTAAAGCAGAAGAAGAATGAGCTGGTACATGCTTAATGGCGAAGCCATTTTTTTCGAAGATGATTCTTTAATACCTAAGCACATGCGTAAAAAGATTGAATCTATCGAAGCACCAGATAAAGCTGGCGGGGCATGGAAAACTAAAACTGGAAAAAGAAGAGCTGCACCACAAAAGTTAAAGAGTATAGAGGAAGAGTAAAATGCCAAATAAAGTTTATTTAAGACCTAGTTACTGCACAGTAGATGAGTACGAATCTATTACTGGTGGTAACGCAAGTCAAGAAACAGTTACATTAGCAAAGTTGCAATTAGCATCTGACATATTAGATTTTCACATCAATGTAGCTTTCAAGATTGATTCTGATGGCAACCCAACCAATACTGATGTACATGACCTATTAAGGGATGCAACCGCTTTTCAAATGCAGTATATGGTAGAACTAGGAGTTGATGATTTTGACATGTTAGAGATTCATGGAAAAATACAACTTGGTTCTCTTAACTTAGAAAAAGCACCAGATGATTTAGCACCAAGAGCTAAAAGGTTATTAGTTAATCATGGTTTTTATGGTTATAGAAGTGCAATCTTTTACAACTATGATGACAGTTTACCTAAAGCGATAACCGATGACCAAGTGTATGAATAATGGTACAGTATCACAATATAATTTCGCCATTATTAACAATGAAGGTGTCAAGATATTCTAAACAAGGTTCATCTGCTTATGGAGAAGTTTACGAAACCGCAGAAGATGAGTTTAGATGTCGAATAGAACCATCTAAAAAAAGAATCAGTACAGATACTGGCGATGAAAGAATTACAAGCGCTAGGTTATTTTGTAAAGGCACACAAGACATAAACGTTGGCGATAAAATTGTTTGGTCAGATGGAGATGAAGGTTCTATCACTTATTACGTACTAGGAGTAGATACCATTATTGGATATAAGCACATATCACACAAAGAAGTAGATTTAGGATTAGATTCTGGTGGTTAAATATTACAACGTTAACTGGTTCGGAGATGATGTCCGCAAAAAAGTTCTTACTGCTCAAGAAAAAGCAGTTACTTTAGGTTTAGAATTTATAAAGCAAGAATCCATAAAAGTAGTTCCAAAAGATACTGGTATGTTAGAAAAATCCGCTGGTGTAAAACTTGTTAATGAGGATAACAAAACAACTGGATATGTTTATTACGATACACCTTACGCAATTAAACAACATGAAGAAGTAGGGTACGTACACGCAGAAGGTCGTATAGCTAAATACTTAGAGCTTCCTTTACAACAAAACTCAAAAAATGCTTTAGAGATTATGAAGAGAGTTATGAAGGGGGATATTAAATAATGTTAGCTTCAGAAGTAGCAGAGTGGATAGGCGACAATATAACATCATGTAGTTTTGATACTACTGGAGTTACTGGTAATGTTTTTATTTCAGTTATGCCAGATAGTCCAGATACAGTAGTTATGGTAAGCGAGTATGGCGGTACTGGAGATGACTTGAATCCATTTAGCGATATAAATGTTCAATGTAGAGTTCGTGGTACTAAAGACCCAAGAGTAAGTTATAACATAGCAAAAGAAATCTATGATGAATTGTTAGGACTTACAAATACTACGCTAATATCTAGTGGTAGTCGTGTTATAAAAGTTATTGCGCAAAACACGCCAATAGACATTGGTCGTGATGACAATGGCAGGCACGAGTGGACAGTCAATTTTCAAATTGAAGTCTATGATGAAGGAAGTAACAGAAGTTACAATTAGTTAATAGGAGAGAATAGATGGCAAATGCAAAAGTAGCAGCTAAAACTGCTTCATGGGAAGCATCCACAGATGCTGGGGTAACTTATACCAGTATTAATGGTATAACTGACTTCTCAATGTCAAACAGTCCAACCGATGCTGATGTAACTGATTTTGGTAGCGGAACTGCAACCGAACATAAAGTAATTAGAAGAGCTATTGAGTTTTCACTCAATGGATTCTGGCTAGAAGATGATACCACAGGTTCTATCGATGCTGGTCAAGAAATACTTTATGATAATGGTAAAGCAGATGCTGCAATCGATTTCAAGTTAACAACAGATGGTGGTTCAACTATTGAATTTTCTGGCACATGTGTATTCACACTTGCTGGAGATGTCAATAACGTTATGACATGGAGTGCTACTATCAGAGCAACAGGCGCAGTAACATATACTGACGTTTAGTAGTTAGGTAGGAAATATGAGTGGCGAGTTTAAAGACTTCGATGCTGCATGGGCAGAGAAGCAAGAAGAACCCATTAAATACAAAATATTTGATGTAACTTATGAAATACCAGCGACTATTTCTGCTGCGTTCATGTTGGAAATTACAAAAATTTCAGCAGACAAAGGCGCAGATGAACAACTTGGGGCTAATGATATAGGCGGATTATTAAACGCTTTATTTGGCAAACAAGTAATAGATGACTGGCTTAACAAAGGGATGACCCTTCCACAATTAAATGATGTCTTACAAGATATACTTGAAAGATATGGATTAGTAGGCGGTGGTGTTGACCCAAAAGTGAAAGCGCAGCAGAAAAACAAATCCGACAAGGACAAGTAAAGAAGTTCTTCCAAAATTGGACTTCTATAGAAGCTGATTTTCAAAGAGAGTATCAAATAGATTTAATGTCAGAATTAAAGTCTGGCATGTCGTGGCGCAGGTTCATTTTGTTATATAATTGTTTAAGCAGTGCAAGCGTAACTGTAGAGTTACATAAGTATGAACAACAGAAAGTACAAAGTGGACAAAGTGAAATTACATCAAGTAAGCAACTGGATAGATTTCTCAAACAACAGTTTGGAGATTAGCTAGTGGCTTTAACAGTTGGCGAACTTAACGCAATACTTACAGTTGATGACAAAAATTTTGAATCTGCATTAAAAGAAGCTAAAAAGAATTTAGAAAAAGCTGCTGCATCAGCAGATGACTTCGGAGATGAAACAAAACAATCTTTTGATAAAGCAACTAAAGCAATCGATAAAACTGGCGATGAAGCTAAGAAAACTAAAAAAGATTTAGATAGTGGCGCTAATTCAGTAAGCAAATTTGGTCAAACCATAGGTAGAGCTTTTAAAGTAGCAGCAGTTGTTGCTGTAGGTAAAGCAGTAGCTGATGTAACAATGGAGATGGCTAACCTTGCATTAGAAGCGCAAGAATCCGCAGCTGCTTTTGAGATTACTTTTGGTGGCGCAACACAAGAAGTTACACGTTATGTAAATCAGATGGCACATGCTTTTGGTATGACAAGAGCAGAGATGCAACAACAGATGGCGGTAACTGGTTCTATTATTCAAGGTATGGGCTTCACTTCAGATGCTGCTGCCGAGATGTCCACAAACATTTTAGGTCTATCTGGCGACCTTGCTGCATTTATGAATATTCAAGAAGGTGCAGTAGTTCCAGCCCAAGCCATAACTAAAGCATTAACTGGAGAGCGTGAGATGCTTAAGAGTATGGGTATCGTTCTAAGACAAACAGAGATAGAACAAAGAGCGATGGACCTTACTCGTAAAGCTTCAGTAGGATTACTAACAGACCAAGAAAAAGCTTCCGCATCTTTAGTTTTGATTGAAGAGAAGATGGGTCATATAAAAGGACAGTTAGGTCGAGAAGCTGCTGGTGCTGCAAACCAGATGCGTATGTTACGTGCAGAGTTTAAAGAAGCTAAGACAGAAGTTGGCGCTAACTTACTTCCATTATTTTCAGAATTAATACCAACAGTTAGAGCTTTAATGCCAGCGTTTAAGACTGTAATGACTTCACTTGCTGATTTAGTAGCAGTAATTTTGCAAGCAGTCATGCCAGCGGTAAGACCACTCAATGATATTATTGCAGCACTTGCACCGATAATACAAGCAGTAGCCCAATTATTTGCTGGTACGTTATCAGTAGCGTTAAAAGCAGTAATCACAATATTAGATTTAACACTCATACCATTATTAGAAGCATTAGCTGGCGCAGCAGAATATGTTTTGAACGCTTTTGGTATATTGACCGCAGGACAAGAAGAGTATCTACGTTCAGCTAAAACTGCTGAAGGAATTATTTTTAGATTAAATGAAGCAATCGCAGCTGGTGTTCCACCACAAGAAGCTTACAACATAGCTTTAGAAGAAGGTAAAGATTTAGGATTAGAGCAACAAAAAGTTTACGATGATATGACACAAGCAGCTTTTGGTTTTAGTCGTTCAAAACAGGATGAGATAAGAGAATTGATTGCATCAAAAAAAGCACAGTTAGAAAGCTTAGAAGCACAAAAAGCTGCAAGTTTTCAATCAT